GTTGAAGCAAAAGATATAACAACACACATGCGTGTTGTTTTCTCAGCAGCGTTAAAAGAAACATCAAACCAATTAGATTTACTGAATGAAGATTGGGGTAAACATGATACTTGGCTAGAAAAAATTATTAAAATGAATAATTCACAAAGAGAGGTGTGGCTTAGTAGTGCGATAGTATATGATGGTTGGGAAAAAGGTAAATCTATAAAAATTAATGGAAGAAGAACTTTTGGATTTTCTCAAAAAAATAGAGACCATTTATTATCGACTTTGTATGCCGCTTTTTTAAATGGCTATTATGTTTCTGTTAATGATTTAGAAAATGATATTGTTAGTGTAACTATTATACGGGGTAAACAAACACATGGGAGTCAAAATATTATAAAAACTTTTTTAGATGAAAAAGAAGATGTTTGGTGTCCTGAAACTGAAAATAAAACATGGGTTATGGTTCAAAATGGTTGGTTTACCATAACAGGTAATTCTGCCTACGCCAATGCCTGGGCAGCAAAACAATACAAAGCAGCTGGTGGGGGTTGGAAAACCGAAGAAGGGGTAGTAAATGAAGCAAAGAATGAACCACCTGTAATAACTCAATTAAGAGATGTTATAAGGTCGGGTTATAAATCAGTTAAAGACCCTAAGACCGGAAAGAATATGAAGGTAGATTCATACTCAGCATCAGCTATTATAGCAGTTTATGACCAATTGAAGAAACAAGAAAACAGGGACCAATTTGTAAACGCAGGACTTATGAAAATGCAGACCGTTGCGTTTAAGTTGTTGAACAGGCAAGAAGGGGTAATAAAAGAAAATAATGTTGAAGATGTAATCAAAGATTTGGATAAGGTAAAGGGTGATTTACTTAAAAAAGTAGATGTGTTAGTGGCAAAAAAGAAAAAACTTTACTCTAATGTAGATATTGAATCACCAATGAGTGCAGAAGAAAAAAAGTTGGATAAAGATATTGCAGATTTATTTTCACAAATTCAACAATTGGTTTTACAAAAAAGAAAAATGAAAAAAGAATCAGTAAACGAAGGAAATGCTTTTACTGGTGCACTTTTTAAAGCAAGAAAAAAAGGATTGAAAGAGTTTGAATTTGGTGGTAAGAAATATCCTGTTATAAATGAAGTAGATGATGATGATGAACCATCAGTTTCATCGGTTAAAAAAGCAGGAAAAGGGGTTGAAAAACAAAAAAGAGAAATTTTATCAATCCAAAAAAAATTAAAGGATAATGGTAAAAAAACCGCAGAGTTTGTAAAAATACCACAGGGTGATAGAACCCCTGCGCAAAAAGCCCATTTGAAGAATATGGCTGATTTAACAATGAAGTTAAAGAAGTTGAAAAGTTTGACAGAGGATATAGATGTAGGGCATCAAGACGATGAACCAAATATGTTAAAAGCAGACCTTTTTCGTATCGCAAAATATGCAAAAGAATTGTATGAATTATTAGGGCAATTTGATAATTCGGGAGAAGAGATTGATTTTCCACACTGGTGGCAGTCTGATATTGTAAACGCAAAAACTCTAATGGTAAATGCGAAACATTACCTAAATGGTGAATTAAATGTAAATGGTAATCCTTTGGGTGAAGTAAAAAAAAACTTGAGTGAGGGGCTAAAATACCATATAAAAAACAAAAAACCAATATCGGAAAATATTTATAGGTGGGGTTCTCCTAAATTTTTTAAGTTAGTAAATGAATGTAGAACCCTTTGGAAACGTGGTCAATTTATACCTATGAACGAAAGTGATGAATGGTTTTTAGATTCCGATTTAGGTAAGGTTGGTATTTATGAGGGAAAAAAAGTTCTTTTAGATTTTCCAATTTTAACCGAAGCTGAGTATCAAGGAAAAGAGGTAGAATTGAACTCTCCCAAAAGAAACTCCGGTGAGGGTAAAAAGTATGTAGTTTATGTAAAAGACCCACAAAGTGGTAATATTAGAAAAATAACTTTTGGTGATGTTAAAGGTGGGTTGACCGCAAAAATAAGTAACTCAGAAGCAAGAAAAGCATTTTCGGATAGGCACAATTGCCCTGATAAAAAAGATAAAACATCACCAGGTTATTGGAGTTGTAATTTACCCCGTCATTGGTCTAAAATTGGTGGTGGTGAGGATATAAATTCATATTGGTAAAATGAGTAAACCATACATAGAAACCAAATCCAAAAGTATTATCTACCGGTCTTTTGATATGAGTGTTGATAACTCGGAGTTAGTATGGCATAGAGATAAAAAAACAAGATTGGTTGAAGTAATTGGTGGAAAAGGGTGGTATTTTCAGTCGGATAATGGATTACCAATAGAACTTAAAGTTGGGGATGTATTCACTATAAAAAAAGAAACATACCATAGAATAATAAAGGGTAAAACTCCCTTAAAAGTAATGATAAAAGAATTGGATTAATTAGTTTTTAATCCATATTTATATTAAATAAGTTTCGATGAATGCGTATCATGTTTTTTTGGTGAATGAAAAATCACCACCATCTGGGTTTGAGTTGTTGGTTCAAATGTATTCTTGTATAACACATAAAAAATCAAATCAGGATACACCACTTTATCTAATTACTGATAAAAAATCTAAAGAGTTTTATGATAGTTGGAATATAACTCAATTGTATGATGGTATAATTACTGATTATTTTGATGATTATCCATATGAAATGATCTCCCATAATTTTTGGGCATCTCCTAAAATATGGGCAATGTCTAAATTAAAAACACCTTTTGTTATTTATGATACTGATTTAGTATTGTATAGAAATCTAAAAAAAGAAATCGGTGATTGTGATTTGATGTATTTACATTTGGAATCGGGAATTAATTATGGTAATCCATTAGATGTTGAGTGTTCCTCAAAATGGGAATGGAATGATTATATGATTACCTCTTTTAAAGATGCTTTTCCAATGAATACCGCAGTGTTTGGTATATTTAATGAAGATTTTAAAAAAGAATATACTGATAATTATTTTAAGTTTGTTTTGGGTGCTAGTGGGGATGTAAAAAACATAACAAAAGAAAAAGAACTTTTTTATGAAAAATCCGGCCCACAAATAATAGCAGAGCAGTGGTTATTATCTGCATTAATAAGTTACAATTATATTGTTAATAAAAAGCAACTAAAAACAAAAGCATTAGTACCTGTAATATTTTCCAGTCAAAATTTTTATTCTGTAAAAGAATTATTGTATAGTAAAGAAGATGTATCATCAACTTTATTAAACAATTCTATATATCATTTTTGGGGAGCTAAAAAATTTATTAATGATGAATTTACCAAAGAGTATGAAAAAATAAAAGAGGAAGTTTTATCTGGTTTATCAATAATAGAAAATAGTGAATATTATGATATATTAAAAGATAAAGTTTATTTAATCAAAAATCAGTATTTATAATAATAGGAGGAAAATTTATGAGCATTTTAGAAAAGTTATTGAATTCTTTTAATCGATTTTTTATGGGTAAAAAAATAATAAATTTACCGGAAACATTGGAAATTGTGAAGATAGAACCATTAGAAACAAAAATTAAACCATTGACATCAGCAAAAGGGGCTGTGGGTAAATTATCACCGGAAGTGAAAACTGATGAAGTAAACCCAAAACCAAAAAGAAGAAATAATTATAGAGGTAGAGGAAAAAAACAAAAAAAGAATAATGAAAACATTTAAAGTTATTGTATCAATACTAATATTAGCAATTGCCCTATTTTTACTTAGGGGTAAATTACCTATGGCGTTTGTTAAAAATATTTTTAATAATGAACCTATAATTGATACAGTAACAACGATAGAGTATAAATATGATACTATTAATACCGAATTAAAAGTTTACATTCCAAAATGGAAAGATAGAGTTGTAGTTGTTGTAGATAGTATTTTTATTATCCAAAAAGAACCAATAGATACTATGTCTCTTTTACGGGATTACTACACAAAATATTATTATGAAGATACAATTGATGTGGATACTTTTGGTTATATTGTAATGAAAGATACGGTTTCAAAAAATAAAATTGAGGCACGACAATATGTTTCAAATATTTTAATACCCACAAAAATTGTAACTAATAATATATTAGTGAATAAAAGAGAAATTTATTTGGGGACGGGTATTACTGAAAATAAAAATTTTATGGTTTTAAATGGTGAAATGTTGGTTAGAACCAAAAAAAGAAAAGTATATGGTGTGGGTATTGGATTAGATAATACTTTATCCCCAACTTTCACCGCAAAAATTTACTGGAGAATAGGTAAGTAATGGGTAAAACTTTAAAAGAGATAATATCCGAAGAGTATGTAAAGTGTGCGAAAGAACCGATATATTTTTTTAAAAAATATTGCTACATACAACACCCACACAGGGGAAAAATACTATTTAACTTATATGATTTTCAGGAAGATTTAATAGGTTCTTTTAAAAGTCATCGTTTTAATGTTATTCTAAAATCACGTCAATTAGGTATATCAACTATTTCAGCTGGATACTCACTTTGGTTGATGTTATTTCACAGAGATAAAAATGTACTTGTAATTGCAACAACGCAGGATGTAGCAAAAAATTTGGTTACAAAGGTTAGATTTATGTATGATAATCTACCAAGTTGGTTAAAGGTGGGTGCCGCTGAAGATAATAAATTATCATTGAGATTGAAAAATGGTTCTCAAATCAAAGCAGTTTCTGCGACAGAAACCGCAGGACGTTCCGAAGCACTTTCTTTATTGATTATAGATGAGGCTGCATTTATCAAAGGTATTGAAGAGATTTGGTTATCTGCGCAATCTACACTTTCAACTGGTGGTGGTGCAATAGTTCTCTCAACACCAAATGGGGTTGGTAATTTTTTCCATAAAGTTTGGCAGCAAGGAGAAGCAGGTGATAAATGGCATCCAACAAGATTACATTGGACGGTTCACCCCGAAAGAAATCAAAGATGGAGAGATGAACAAACAAGGTTATTGGGTGAAAAGGGTGCTGCTCAAGAATGCGATACTGATTTTATTTCATCGGGTTACACAGTCGTTGATGGTTCTGTATTAGAGTGGTATAAAGAAACCTATGTAACAGAACCAATTGAAAGACGTGGATTTGATGCAAATTATTGGATATGGGATTATCCTAACTATTCAAAAGATTATATAGTCGTGGCGGATGTTGCAAGGGGAGATGGAGCAGATTACTCTGCTTTTCATGTAATTGATGTTGAGCGGTTAGAGCAGGTGGCAGAATATAAAGGTAAAATAGAAACAAAACAATATGGTGCTTTCTTATCATCGGTAGCAGCAGAGTGGAATAATGCCCTTTTGGTGATTGAAAACGCAAATATTGGATGGGCTGTTATTCAGGAAGTAATTGATCGTAATTATGGAAATCTTTATTATTCATATAGGGAGTTGGGGTATATAGATGAAGATATACATTTAAGGAGGGGATGGGATTTAAAACAAAAAGAAGATATGGTGCCAGGATTTTCAATGACACAAAAAACAAGACCTTTAATAGTATCTAAATTAGATACTTATATGAGAGAAAAATCACCAATAATTCACTCTAAGCGATTGTTGGATGAGTTATTTGTTTTCATATGGAATGGACCGAAAGCGGAAGCACAACGTGGATATAATGATGATTTGGTTATATCATTTTCTACCGGTCTTTGGGTTAGAGATACTGCATTGAAGTTAAGACAGCAGGGTATGAACTTAACAAGAAATGCTTTGAGTAGTATCACCCGTGTATCTGGAAATCAGATAAAGGTGTTTTCAAGCAAAAACTCCGGCCAAAATCCATATACTATGAAAGATATTCATGGTAATGATGTTGATTTAGGTTGGTTATTTTAAAAAAATTATATTTATACTTATGGCAGATAAATCTTTATTCGGTAGATTACAAAAACTCTTTTCAACTCAAGTTGTAGTAAGAAGAATTGGTAAGGGTAAAACCAGGGCTATTGATACACAACGATTACAATCACAGGGTAATATAAAAGGAACTTCTTACTACGATAGATTTGGTAGATTACACACATCTCGTCAAAATTGGGAAACTTACAATAATCAATATAATTATTCATCTAATAGGTTAGAACTTTATACTGATTATGAGGCGATGGATAAAGACTCGATTATTGCATCGGTTTTAGATATTTACTCGGATGAATGTCTTGGGCCCGACACCCTTATTCCATTGTTAAATGGTAAAAAATATACTATAAAAGAATTGTATGAAAATGATGTAAGAAATTTTTGGGTATATGGATTATCTAATAATGGTAATTTTACACCATCTTTGGCAGAAAAAGTTATTTATAAAGGTAAAAAACAAACATATATTTTAACTTTAGATGATGGAACTAAAATAACTGCAACCGATAATCATATTTTTGTAAAATCAGACAATTCTCAAATTGAATTAAAAGATTTAAAAGTCGGCGATGGTCTATTAGTTTTACATACAAACAACCATAAAATAATATCAATAGAAGCAGGAGAAATAACAGATGTATATGATATTGTTAATGTAGGTGATAATCATTTATTTGCAATTGAAACAAATGATGGTGGAAAATGTTATGTTCATAATTGCACCCTCAAGAACGATCTTGGGGATGTATTGAGGATAAACTCGGATGATGAAAATATTAAAAAAATATTATATAATTTATTTTATGATGTCCTTAATATAGAGTTTAATCTTTGGGCATGGATTAGGGGAATGAATAAATATGGTGATTACTACCTTAATTTAGATATTGAAGAGGGTATTGGTATTGTGAATGTATCACCAATATCGGCATATGAAGTTGAGAGAGAAGAAGGATTTAATCCTGATAATCCATATGAAGTTAGATTTAAAATGACGGCAATGGGTGGTGGTGCTACCGGATTTAATTATCAAAAATCTAGCAACGATATACAAAACTATATTCCATTTTATAAAATAGCCCATTTTAGGTTATTTTCAGACACAAACTTTTTACCTTATGGTCGTTCTTTATTAGAACCTGCTAGAAAAACTTGGAAACAATTAACCCTTATGGAAGATGCGATGTTAATTCATCGTATTATGCGTGCTCCTGAAAAAAGGGTATTTAAAATTGATGTTGGTAATATACCACCAAACGAAGTAGACCAGCATGTTAGGAACATTATAGACCAAATGAAAAAAGTTCCTTATGTAGATGAAGCTACTGGTGATTATAATCTTAAATTTAACATACAAAATATGTTAGAAGATTATTATTTACCCGTAAGAGGTGGTCAAAGTGGGACTCAAATTGATACTTTGGGTGGAATGGAATTCACTGGGATTGAGGATATAAATTATCTTAAAAACCGAATGCAGGCTGCTCTTAAAGTTCCAAAAGCATTTATTGGATATGAAGAGGGGGTAGAGGGTAAAGCAACGCTTGCTCAGCAAGATATTCGTTTTGCTAGGAGTATTGAGCGGGTACAAAAAATTGTTTTGTCTGAATTGACAAAAATCGCAATCATACATTTGTATGCGCAGGGATATGAAAATGAGGCATTATCTAATTTTTATTTAGAATTAACACCACCATCAATAATTTATCAGCAAGAAAAGGTTGCTCTTTGGATTGAAAATGTGCGATTGGCATCGGATATAAAAACATCGAAATTACTTTCACAAGAATGGGTTTATAAAAATATATTTAACATGTCTGATGATGAGTGGAAAGCAGAGCAAGTTAAGGTTATTAACGATTTGAAATTAGGATTTAGACAGGCTCAAATTGAAAATGAGGGTAATGACCCAGTTAAGACCGGTGAGTCGTTTGGAACTCCGCATGATTTGGCGGCATTATCACAACAATCAGCGGAAGCGGGGGGAGGGCAACCTGCTCCTGGTGGTGATGAGGGTGGTTCACCTCCTGGTGGATTTGAAGGAGCGGGTAGACCCGAAGAGGGTAGTATTGCTGGGACTGATGAAAGTTCTTTTGGTAGAAACCCTATGGGATATGAAGTGGATATAAAACCTGAAAAAGCATATCATAAATTTAGGAAATCACCACTTTCTGTTGAAGGGATGCAATTAAAAACAAGCTTACAAAATTCAAAAATAAAAAGTAAAAAAATTATAATGGAGTCATTAACAATAGATGATATTGAAAAACCTCAAAAATTTGATATGTTAGATGAAAGAAACATATTAAATAATAATGTTTAATTAAATTTTGTATATTTATTTATTGATAAGATAGGACAATTATAAATGAACACCAAATTAAAGCATTCTAAATTTAAAAACACTGGAGTTTTGTTTGAATTGCTTGTAAGACAGATTGCATCCGATACTTTAAATGCTAAAAATTCAATTGGATTATCTATTATTAAAAAGCATTTTAAGCATGGTAGTGAATTAAGTAAAGAACTTAAAATGTATCAATATCTTGTCAAAGAAAATTTTGATAATACTTATAAAGCAAGTGAGTTTCTTAATATTATTTTGGGTGAAAGAAAAAAATTAAATGAAACCAATTTAAAAAAAGAAAAATATAATCTTATTAAATCAATAAATGAAAAGTTTGATGCAAAAGATTTTTTTAAGTATAGAGTAAATAACTATAAATCACTTGCTTCCATATATAAATTATTTGAAAATCAGGAAAATGAATCTCCAAAAGAATGGGTTGAATGTAAAAATCAAATTTTAGAAAATATAACAAAAGCAAAAAAACCTATAAAAGAAGAAAATACTGATTTGTATAGTAAGGAGTCAAAGGATGTTAGGTTATTGGCTTATAAGTTTTTAGTTGATAAATTTAATGATAAGTATAAAGAACTAACCAACGAACAAAAACTGGTTCTTAGAAATTATATTAACAGTATTGATAATTCAGACAATTTAAAAAGATTTATTTTAAGGGAAAGTAAAAAACTTAAAAATGAATTTTCAAAATTAAAAATTACTGATAAAGTTTCTTCTATTAAGTTAAAAGAAATTATTGGGTTGGTTGATAATTTATCCAACGCAAAAATTGTATCGGAGGTTCAGGCACTTGGGCTTTTAAGATACTATCAATTGTTAAACGAATTAAAGGGTGTTCAATAATGAGTAGGTTTTTAATTGAAGAGCTTGATAAAAAATTTAAGCAATTAGAAGAAGAAGAAATTGTAAATCCCGATGAAAAGGATGATGAGGATTTAGGTGAACAAAATGTTACCGGTAATTTGGATGGTGGTGCTGGTCCACCTCGAACTCCGCACGCTTTTGCGAAAAATGCGGCGGGTATGGATAATGACCATATTGAGGTATTGGGATATAAAAAAATAAAAAGTGTAAAAAGAAATTTTTTAGAAAATTGGGAAAAAAAGATTGAGGATGTCATTAATGAAATGAACTATCGTCAATACCGAAAAGATGAAACCGGTTCTCCGCAGTATAAAATCAATAGGGCTATTAAAGAAATTAATAGAAAGATATATGAAGTTGAACATTTAGTAAATCAAAATATAAAACTAAAGACGGAGATGGGTATTTCATCCGGTTCTTATTGGAAAAAAACAAGAAACAATTTTTCTAAAATATCAGAGCGATTAAACCGAATTTCAAGTAAAATAAGACAATTGGGTGCCTGATATGAAACAATTATTAATTGATACTATTGTATTTGATGTAAAACCACAACAGCTTAAAGAAGCTGCTATGAGTGGTAATGGTAGATTAATTGTAACTGGTGTTCTTCAAAGGGCGAATGAAAAAAATCAAAATGGTAGAATATATCCCGAAAATATTTTGAAGCGTGAGGTTGATAAATATAAGGGTAGAGAAATAAAAGAAAATCGTGCGTATGGTGAGTTAGACCATCCAGAATCATCGGTGGTGGAATTAAAAAACACATCACATATTATTAGAGATGTATGGTGGAATGGTACAGATGTTGTTGGTAAAGTAGAAATATTAAATACCCCATCTGGTAGAATACTTAAAGAATTGATAGAGGCAGGTTGTACGGTAGGTATATCTTCGCGAGGCATGGGTTCAGTTCGTCAAATTAAAGAAGATGGTACTGTGGCTGTAGAAAACGATTTTGATTTAATTTGTTGGGATTTTGTAAGTAACCCATCTACTTATGGTGCTTTTATGAAACCTGTTAATGAGGGTGTTAGTAGAGGTTCAAAAGTGAATAAATATGAAACTGCTAATAGTATAATGCGAGATATTATTTGTGAAATTGGTGGATATTGTGAATGTCCTAAAATTGGAGAAACAAAATGAAATTAGAACAACTCAAAAAAATTATTAGAGAGATTGCAAAAAAAGAAATGAATTTGGTGGCAGTTCAAAACACACAAAAAAGCTTAAAATTAGAGTCCGCTTCGAGAACCGCAATGGAAATTGGTGGACTTACCGGTTTAAATAAAGATGCAGTTCAAAAGTTTGTTGATACTCACAATTTGGATATCGAAAAAGTTTTCCAATTTGTTAAGAAAGGAAAACTTTCAGACAGAATGGATTTTGTGGCCGCAGTTTCCAGTCCAATATTATTCATACGAAAGAAGATAATTAAAAAGCTTCAAGAATCAGTAAATGAAGAAAAATATTCAGATCAAACGGGCATTAAATCATCTTTATTAAATGATTCCGAATTTACACGCTTATTTCAACCAAAAGTATTTAATTGGATACGGGGTAAAGATGTAAAAATATTTAAGGTACAAAATTATTCTAATATATTTACAATTAGTGATGGTAATATGGAAATTGTAGTTAATATATCCAAACCAGTATCTGTAATTAAACCATATGGTAGAGCTAGACGGGAAGTTAAAGATTTATTTTCAAAAACCGAATCAGTAAACGAAGCCAAAAAATACGATATTGGGTCTGGATATTTGGGTAATGGTTTAACTATTTGGAATAGGGCGGAAAAAACTGAAGATGATAATTATGAAACAATAGCCCATATAGGAAAAGATGGTAAACTAACTATTTATGATAAAGAAATTCCCGCTGATATTAAAAAGATGATTGGTATTTGGGCAACTTCTATGAAAAAAGGTAATAGACCAGGTTCTTACTGAAAAAAGGAAATGAAATGAAAAAACTATTTAACTTATTAAAAGAATCACAGCATATGGATTATCGTAGATTAAACATTGGTGAGGAAGATTTAGATGATACAAAGATGACGAATGAAGAAAAGCGGGCTTTTGTTGAGGCAGTTGCTTCATACCGAAAAATCGGTGAGGCAATTTACCATAATGGTAATTTGATGGAAGCATACCAAAACATTAAAAAGATTGTTGAAACTGCTCATAAATTAACTTTACAAGAAACTGGTGATTGGTTTGATAAGGTAACTGTTTCTCGTCATATGAAATCTATGAACGAATCTTTTAAGATTTTTACAAACACTATCAAAGAGGTATCAACTCTCCAGCAAAGGTTGGAATCATCTTATGATGAAATTGGTGAGATATTGGGTAAATATTATGAAATAAAAGAAGGTAATGAATTTGGTGCTGAAAGAGCAAAAGCGATTGCAGCAGGTGAAGATACATTCCGGGTTGGTGATAAAACATTTAAAGTAACGGATGTAGATTCCGAAGATAAAGAAAATGCACAAAATTTTATAGGAGAAAACATGAAATTAAGTAAATTAATAAACAAAAAATCAATCAATGAAGGTAAAAATTTGGTGAAGGAAATAGCAATTCGCAAAGGAACTAGAATAAGATCATATATTGATGGTAGAACTTATACTGTGGATTATGAAGTAGTAGATACAAAACATTTCAGTCTTAGATATGGTGGTGGTAGAACTAATTTACTTAAAGTTATAAATTCAGATCATCCCAAAATAAAAGTCGGTTCTACTGAAGAGTTTTCTACGGGTGATTTAAAAAAATCAATAAGTGCAGGTATTAAAACAATTATTAAGGAATCTTATATAGGGGAAGCAAAAAAACCAAAGGTTGGAGATACCATCCACCTTAAATCACAAAATAAAACAGGAATGGTTTTTGCGATAAGAGGTAGTGATATTATCATTAACACAACAAAAGGGCTTGTTAAAGGAAAATTAAGTGATGCAGAAGTTGTAATGGATGAAGGTAATGAGTTTGGTGCTGAAAGAGCAAGAGCAATTGCAGCAGGTGAGGATACTTTCACTGTGGGTGGTAAAACTTATAAAGTAACCGATGTAGACCCGCAAGATAAAGAAAATGCAAAAGATTTTGTTGGTGAAATGAAACTATCAAATTTTATTAAAAAGGGTGTAAAAAAATCAATAAACGAAACCAAATTTTATGCATTTTTCAATAATAAAAAGCATGAGATTGAGGGAAAAGACCTTTGGGATGCAAAACAAAAAGCAATTACAATGTTAAAAGTTCCAAAATCAAAAGTTGGTTATTTGGCAATTGTAAATGCGGGTGAACATGATAAAGGATCATTTAAATATGAATCGGAAAACAAAATTAAATTAAAAGAATTTCAAATAGATTATATTTGGAAAGATAATCAATGTTGGGCAGTAGATGATGAGTGGAATTGGACAAAAGCACCCAGATACAAATGTGGTAAGTAAAAATTAAAAAAGGTAAGAAATCATGCCATCAATAGATATTATACAAAACTTATCACTTAAATTTTCCGATTTTATAAAGGATAATCTAACGGATATTAATAAATTACCCCAAAAACAAAAGCAGGGTATTTCAAAAGCAATTCGTGCTTTTAAGGTTGTATTAGATGATATAACCGAAAATGTTAAAATTGATGAAGCAAAATTGATTAAACCAGGTTCTCCTGTTATGATACTTGATAAGGAGTATGGTGGGGTTGTGGTGGAAATAAAAAAAGAAAAAGCATTGATTAGAACTAAAAATGGTTTGGTTACTGAATCAATATATAATTTACAAATAATTTAATTTTAAAAAACAAGTTATGAATGAAAACGGGGAAAGACCAAAAAAGAAAAGAATAAGAAAAGAATTAATGTATGTTCCTGGTGGTGGAATAGCAGTTAAAGTAGTGGATAATAATGTTGAAGCAGCATTAAGACTTTTCAAAAAAATGGTTAAAGATAGTGATATTATGGATATGTTAAAAGAAAGAACTGAATTCACACCAAAATCCATAGAAAAAAGAAAACAATTAGAATTGGCAATTAGAAAGCAATATTTAAGAAGTAAAGCTCAATAAAATATTGTTTTTAAAAAATCCCCCTATTTATTATCAAATTAATGTTCCAACACAATATTGTGGGACTAAAATTATTATAACAATTATTAAGATTTATAATAATCTTACTTTTCCAAAAAAATTTAGGAGATTAAATGAAAACTAGAGGCAGAAAAGATTTGCTTAAAGAAGCAATCGCTGATGCTAAAGCGGTTAAACAAACAGCATTAGCAAACGCAAAAATCGCCCTTGAGGAAGCATTCACTCCAAGACTCCAATCAATGTTGTCTCACAAAATTGCCGAAGAGTTAGAAGATGAAGATATTCCAATGGAGGAAGAAGAAGAGTTTGCAACAACCGATACTGAAGAGTATATGGGTGAAGAAGATGAAATGGGTGATGAGTTCCCTGTTGAAGAAGATGAAATGGGTGATGAGTTCCCTGTTGAAGAAGAGGAAGAAATGGGTGATGAGTTTGGAGCGGTAGAGGAAGATGATGATGAAATGGGTGGTGAATTTGAAACCGAAGAACCAGCCGATGATGAAGAAATGGGTGATTTAGACTTAGAATCGATTATTAGAGAGTTGGAGGGTGAAGAAGAGGATGTATATGAAGAAGAGGAAGAAAACCCAGAAATCACAGAATTAAGAAAAATTCGTGAAAGAGTATCAAGAAGATTACATGAATTAGAATCATCTGAAATTGGTGCTGGTGATAATAAAGTTGCCAACTACGATTCCGAAACCGAAGATGAGCAAGGAACTGGTGAGTTCTTTGAAGAAGAGGGTGAAGAAGAAGAGGTTGATTTAAATGAAGTTATTAGGGCCCTTAGAGAAATGAATGGTGATGAACCAGCAGAAGAAGAAGAGGGTGGAATGACAGAAGAAGAAGCTGAAGAAATGCAGGGTGAATTGGAAGAATCATATAGAGTGATTAAATCATTAAAGAAAACTATTAATGAGGTAAACCTTTTGAATGCGAAACTACTTTACACAAATAAACTTTTCAGAAACTTTGATTTGAATGAAAAGCAAAAAGTTAAAGTTGTAGAAAACTTTGACCGTGCTTCATCTTTGAGAGAAGTAAAATTAGTATTTGCTACATTGGGTGAAAACCTTAATGTTGCTAAAAAATCACAAAAAAGGTTTGTTAGAGAATCATTTGCATCTAAACCAATGAGAGGAACAAGACCTGCTGGTATTTTAACCGAAGGTGGTTCTGCGTTGGCTAAAAGATTCCAAAAACTCGCTAACATTAAGAAATAATTGTATAATCTATTAAACAAAGGATATAAAAATGAATGTAAATAGCATTTTAAAAGAAAGCGCAGGATTTGAAAGAGTTCTTCGCAAAGAAGCCAGAGGTTTAGTAGCCAAATGGAGAAAAACCGGTCTTTTAGAGGGAATTACCAATGAGACTGAAATCAACAACATGGCTCAACTTTTGGAAAATCAGGCAAAGCAGTTAGTAACTGAAGCTTCTGCCACATCAATGTTCAACAACTCTGAAGAGTGGAATGGTGTAGCCCTTCCGCTTGTTCGCCGTATTTTCTCTGAAATCGCTGCGAAAGAGTTTGTTTCAGTTCAACCTATGAATCTCCCATCCGGTCTTATTTTCTATTTAGATTTTAAGTACGGAACAGGTCAGCCTGGTTTTACAACAGGTTCAGGTAAAGATTCACAAGCCGATTCAGTATTTGGTATTACCGAAACTGCTAACCAACCCTCAGGTGGTTTGTATGGCGCTGGTCGTTTTGGTTACACTATCAACGATACATCATCTGCTGCGTTATCTCATACATCATCAGCAAATCTTAATAGTTCTACCCACCTTACGGCATCTATTTCATATGGAACTAATCTTGCTGCTATTAATTATGATACTGCCTTTTCCGCATCAGTAGCACCTGGCACATTATTAACTATTACGGTTTCTGCATCTGCATTACCATTCGCAGATTTTGAGGGTGTTAGAGCATTTATACCATCTGCTAATTTCATCCACACATTTTATCCGCAATTTACTACATATACCGATAGTACACAACGTGTAACATTTGTGGTTAGCGGTTCGGCTACAGCCGGCGGGGCCGTAACTGTTAGGTATCAAAAACAACCAACCGATGTAACTCGTGGTGATTTTGAGGTAACAAAAGCACAAATGGCACTTAATGCTGAAACCGATATCGATATTCCAGAATTGAACATCGAAATGCGTTCAATTCCAATTGTTGCTAAAACTCGTAAGTTGAAAGCACAATGGACACCTGAATTTGCGCAGGACTTAAACGCATATCACTCTATTGATGCAGAAGCAGAATTAACTTCGATGTTGTCTGAATATGTATCACAAGAGATTGATTTTGAGATTTTGGACATGTTGATTCAAAACGCATTGACTACAGGTTACTGGTCTGCAAGAATTGGGCATGTTTGGAATGGTACTGCATTCGGTACTGATGGAACTATAAATGGGCAGGCGTATATTCAGGGTACTTGGTTCGCAACTTTGGGAACTGTGTTGCAGCGGGTTTCTAACCAAATTCACGCTAAGACAATGCGTGGTGGTGCAAACTTCTTAGTATGTTCTCCTGATGTTGCTACTGTATTGGAATCAATTCCAGGATATGTGGCCGATGGAACTGGTGATGAAAGACAATTTGCATTTGGTATGACCAAAGTAGGTTCTTTCGCACAAAGATATCAGGTTTATAAGAACCCATATATGCAAGAAAACTTGATTTTGATGGGTTATAGAGGAACACAATTCTTGGAAACTGGTGCTGTTTACGCTCCATATATTCCATTGATTATGACTCCGCTTGTGTATGACTATAAGAACTTCACTCCTCGTAAGGGTGTAATGACCCGCTACGCCAAAGAAATGGTGAGAGGTGAGTTCTATGGTAAAGTATATGTACATGGTTTGGAAACTATTGGTGGTGCGTAATTAACCATAATAGTTAGTATTTTGAAAAGGGGGTGATGAAAATCATCTCCTTTTGTTTTTTATGGGATATTTATAGTAAACTAAAACGGGGTTATAGTATGAGTGAGAATATCGAAAAAAGAGTACCCAAAGGTGATATAAAGTTTTCAATTACACTTTCCGAAGAACAAAAGGTAGCAAAACAAAATATCTTAAATCATCCATTCAATTTTATTTTAGGAAAAGCTGGTAGTGGTAAAACATTACTTGCTTGTCAAATAGCATTAGATTCCTTTTTTAAGAGAGAATATAACAAAATTGTTGTAACACGCCCAACCGTTTCTAATGAAGATAATGGGTTTTTACCAGGTTCTTTGGAAGAAAAGTTAGAGCCGTGGTTAGTTCCTATACGTTCTAATATGCGAAAAGTTTATGATAAATCGCAGATATTAGATAAAATGGAGCAGGATGAAAAAATAGAGTTAGTATCCCTTACGCATTTTAGGGGAAGAACTTTTGATGAGTGTATTTGTATTGTTGATGAATTTCAAAATCTTACGAAATCCCAATTAGCGATGGTAGTTGGTAGGTTGGGGAAGAATTCAAAGATGATATTATGCGGAGACCCACAACAAATAGATTTAAAATCACCAAATGATTCAGCAATACATGATGTAGCAAAATTAAAATCAAGTGGATATGTTTATACTGTAACATTAAAAGATAATCATAGACACCCCGCTTTAGATGAAATATTTAAACTATTATATGAATATTAGATATTTATATTAATAATAGGAGTATAAAATGGCCGCTGGAAGATATTTATTAACTATAGAACAAGGAACAACAATCGATTTACTATTAGAGTGGAAAGATTCTAATGGAGAACCCGTTGATTTAACCGGATATAATGCAAGAATGCAAATAAGACCTTCGGTTGATTCTTCTACAAAATATTTGGATATAACAAGTGTAACCGCATCTGATGGAACTGGATTAAATTTAACACCACAATCAGGTTCATTTACACTACCAAAAACATCGGGTAGTATTGGTTTGTTTATTTCTGCTCAAACATCTTCGAATTTAAGTTTTAGTGAAGGTGTGTATGATATAGAATTAGAATCTTCTACGGGGGTAGTTACGAGATTATTGGAAGGGCTTGTAAAACTTTCAAAAGAGGTAACTAGGTGAGTAATGATAGATTAAATGTTAAAGGGGTTGTTGTATTGCAGAAAGAAACTTCCGTTGTTACAATAGTAAGTAAAGGCCCTAAAGGTGATTCTGGTAAAGATGCTGTAACTCCCGGCTTAGACAGACAAATTATTTTTAATAGTGGTAGTGTTTTAGGTACTGACTCGAATTTTGTATTTAACTCACTTGGGAGATTGGGTATAGGGACATCAGCACCTACAAATACCTTACAAGTAGTAGGTGGTGTAACCGCAACTTCATTTACAGGTTCTCTATTTGGGACGGCAAGTCAAGCTTTAACAGCATCATTTATAAATACGGCAAGCACAAACGCATTTGTTCAAGGTGGTAATTCATTTGGTACAACCGCTCTCTTAGGCACAAACGATAATCAAGACCTACAATTTGAGACAAGTGGTTCGGTTAGAATGACTATAAGTTCAACTGGTGATATTGTTAGTTTAGAAAAAGTACAAATACAAAATAAACTTGAACAAGGAGTAAATGCAACAGCAACTGGCCCCTATTCACATGCTGAAGGAAATCAAACAACAGCAACTGGACAATTCTCACATGCTGAAGGAAAGGAAACAACAGCATTTGGTAATTACTCACACACTGAAGGTGAAGGAACAATAGCCAATGGTCTTACTTCCCATGCTGAAGGATATTATACAATCACTAATGGACAATTCTCACACGCCGAAGGAAATGAAACAATAGCTGGAGGTGATTACCAATTAACAATAGGACAATATAATACACCTTCTTCAGCCCAATCTGCTTTTATAATAGGCAATGGTGTTGATAGTAATAATAGGAGTAATTTATTGTTTGCATCTGGTTCACAAGTTCAAATTACCGGTTCATTAAATGTAAATGGTTCAATAACAGGTTCTCTATTTGGAACATCATCTTGGGCCCAAAATGCACTAACTTCTTCATTCATAACTCCAACAAGCACAAACGCATTTGTTCAAGGTGGTAATTCATTTGGTACAACCGCTCTCTTAGGCACAAACGATAATCAAGACCTACAATTTGAGACAAGTGGTTCGGTTAGAATGACTATAAGTTCAAGTGGAAATGTAGGTATAGGTACTATAACACCTACAAATACCTTACAAGTAGTAGGTGGTGTAACCGCAACTTCATTTACCGGTTCGTTTTCAGGTTCTATTAGAGCTCCGGGTTCTAATACTCAATTGATTTTTAATAATGCTGGAGTATTAGCTGGGACTAGTAATATAACATATGCTAATAATAATTTATCTATAGGTGGCTTTACACATATAATTAGTGACACCTTAGCTTCCCAAGGAGAGCCTCAATTATTAGTAGGGGACGGTACTGGTAATGAAACATTTTATGCTATAATTCCAAAAATATATACTTCAAAAGGAGCAGCAGCTCAAGGACAAAAATCATTTGCTTCTCGACAAAAGGCTGTAGAAGGTAGACAAGTACAAGAATTTTTCATAGAAACCGGTATTATAGGTGGCAAACCATCAACAGGTACTGAATCACCTATATTAACCTTAACAGACCAAGAACGTGTAGGTATAGGAACAATAGACCCTCGAGCTAAACTTGAAGTCTTAGGTTCGGTTTTAATTAGTGGCTCATCAACATTAACTAATATAGGTCCTGCTATATTTAGTGGTTCAATAACCCAACAACCAATATTTACTGCATCTTTGGGTTATTTAACATCAACTGGGGCTATAATAAGTGGAAATGTTACAGTAACAGGAACTGCTTCTATAAATACATTACAAATAAATCAAACTATATTATCTACTGGTTCAAACCAATTAGGTGATAATACTAATGATACTCAAACATTATATGGTAGTGTTATAATACCAACGGGGAGCTTAACTGTTACCGGTTCATTAAATGTAAATGGTTCAATAACGGGTTCACTTTTTGGAACATCATCTTGGGCCCAAAATGCACTAACTGCATCTTTCTTACCTATTGGGACTTATAATATAACATCTTCAAATGCTGTAAGTGCTCAAACCGCTTCTTTTTTACCAACAGGTACTTATAATATAACCTCAAGTTGGGCACAAAGTGCTTCAAATGCTGTAAGTGCTCAAACAGCATCTTTTTTACCAACAGGTACTTATAATATAACATCATCTTGGGCACAAAACGCACTAACTTCTTCATTCATAACTCCAACAAGCACAAACGCATTTGTTCAAGGTGGTAATTCATTTGGTACAACCACCATCTTAGGTACAAACGATAATCAAGACCTACAATTTGAGACAAGTGGTTCGGTTAGAATGACTATAAGTTCAAGTGGTAATGTGGGTATTGGAACAACAAATCCCTTATCAACCCTAACTGTGGCTGGTGGTAATATAAATATTAGTACTGGATACGGGATTGGTGGTAATAATGTAGGTAGTTTTTCTCCTTTTATTAGATACAATACAAATGCAGGAATAGTAAGTTCAAGTTTTGGACACGGAACTGCTTATATGCTCTCGGACGGGGCTGGTGCTTTTGGTGCAAATGATTTATCATTTTATGCTGGAGCATTTTCACAACCTGAAATAATGAGGATTGTAGGTTCTACTGGTTTTGTAGGAATTGGAGAAAGTTCACCATCAGCAAAATTAGAAATAAAAGGTAGCGGTGCAACATCCGCAACAACCGCATTAAGGGTAGAAAATAGTAATGCATCAGCAAGTTTAGTAGTTAGAGATGATGGTAATGTAGGTATAGGGACATCAACACCTACAAACACCTTACAAGTAGTAGGTGGTGTAACCGCAACTTCATTTACTGGTTCATTTTTTGGAACATCATCTTGGGCACAAAACGCACTAACCGCTTCCTTTTTACCAACAGGTACTTATAATATAACATCATCTTGGGCCCAAAATGCACTAACTGCTTCTGTTTTAAGCAATATAAGCACAAATATATTTGTTCAAGGTGGTAATTCATTTGGTACAGCCACCATCTTAGGCACAAACGATAATCAAAACCTACAATTTGAGACAAGTGGTTCGGTTAGAATGACTATAAGTTCAAGTGGTAATGTGGGTATAGGTACTATAACACCAACAAACACCCTAAATGTAAATGGAACTACCTTTCTACAAGGAGGACAAACAACTGTAAGAGGCAGTGGAGCAACCTCCACAACAACAGCATTGCGAGTAGAAAACTCGGCAGCAACCGCAAGATTAACCATATTAGATGATGGTACATCGGCTTTTAACACCTCACATCTTTACATTAGTTCAAGTGGTAATGTAGGTATTGGAACAACAACCCCAACCACCCGACTACATATCAGCGGAGCATCCAATAGTGGCTTATTTGAAATAGACTCACCTGCTGTAAATAATATAATTTATGTAAGTGGCAGTGGTAATGTAGGTATTGGTACAGGAACACCATCTGCACGACTTCATATAAATGGTGATACAATTCTTTCGGGGTCATTATACACATATGGTTCAAATTCAGACATAGACAGTGGTTCATTTAGAACCATAATAACAGTTGCAACAAGTTCATATCGAGCAGCATTTTTTGATTATGTTTTAACAAGTGGTTCAAACGCAAGAGCAGGAACTGTATTTTCTGTATGGCAAGGAACTAATGTAGAATATGCCGATACATCAACAAATGATATTGGAAATACGAGTGGAGTTAATTTATTAGTTAGTATGAGTGGTGCAAATATTGGTTTATTTGCTAGTTCATCTAATGACAATTGGTCAATGAAAGCATTAGCAAGATTAATATAAATAACTAAATACAAAAATAATTATGTCAACATACACTGGAATACCCTTATTAACTCTATCAGGAGTAAGAGACTCTATCTCACAAGCAGTAGCAGACGGAGCAACAACTGAAGTTGCAGCATCCTGTTACTATGATAAATTAAAAGATATTTTACAATATAATCCATCATGGGTAATGATGCCTTCCTTCTTAAAGGATGGAAAAGCATACACTATGATATCAGGACTATCTGGTTCTCTTAATGTTACTCGAACTACAACTCCAACTGCAAGTAGAGCCACAAGAGTAAACGCATCCGGTTTTATTGAAACGGTTACTGATAATGTGCTTCGCTTGGACTATCCGATTGGCGGCGGTTGCCCTGCC